GGCCGCGAACGCCCGGACGTTGTCGTAGAGGTCGTCAGCCGCCACTGGGGGTCTCCTTGGGTGGGGTCGGCGGGACACCCCGGCGGGTGCCCGGCTTGGGCCCTGGTTTCTTGCGCTCCGGGGCCGTCATGATCTGAGGGCCCGGCTCCCGCTGCGGTCGCGGCGGCGGGTTCTCCAGCGACTCGGACGTGAACACTTTCGGCGGCCGGGCGACCGCCTGGGATTCGGCGTCCTTGAACAGATCGGGGTTGGACTTGACCAGGCGGTCCGTGTCGTCCCACAGAGATCCCTTACGGACCAGCGTGGAGCCCACGAACGCGGTCGTGGTGGCTTGCTTCATGTTCTCCTCCTCGGCGTGGGCCAGGGGTGGTCAGGACCCCCGGGCAGTAGAGGTCCTGACCACGTACTGGGGTGGGTTACGCCTTGATCCGGAGGAGACGGAACGCGTCCGGGTTCACGACACCCGCGCCGACGCGCCAGTACGCGAACCATCCGGCCTCACCGGTGGGACGGCCGGACGCACCCTTGACCAGGGGCTCGTAGACCATGGTCATGCCAACCCGGTCGATGATGTAGTACTGCCGGAAGTCCCCCAGCAGGAGGACGTCGTTGCCGGACGCGACCGCGCCGTTCATCGCGGACGCCTCCAGGATCGGCGCGCCGAGCAGTTGCTCCGGCTGGCCCATCCCCAGGTTGGCCCAGAACGAGGACCCGCCGGACTCGTCGAACTGGCGGGTCATGTTGATGATCGCCTTGTCGGCCAGCCACGTCGGGTTGCCGGTCAGCCGGTACCGCGGCGGGAGCGCGCCCTCCAGGGCGTAGACGTCGGCCACCCCGTAGGCACCGACTCCGGCGGAGGTGACGCGGGAGCCAGCGACCGCCGCGACGCCGGTCACGACGCCCTCCGGCTTGCCGATACCGTCGCCGGTGGCGAACGCGACCGCTTCCAACTGGTCCTTGGCGTCTGCCAGCAGCGGCCCGACCTCGGAGGCGAACCCGGAGTCGCTCAGGACCTCGAACGAGCCCTGAATCCACGCCGCGGCCTTCTCCGGCTTGATGTCCGGGGACCCGAACGTCGGCGACGCGTCGGCCGCTTCCTCGGCCTCGGCGAGCCACTCGGCGGTCACGCCGGAGCTGGACACGCCGTGCCAGACGTCGGTCGCGATGGTCCGCACGGTGGAGACCCGGCGGAACGGGTTCGCAGACCCGGCGTTGGTCAGGATGATGGTCGGGTCCAGGGTGAACGGGACCAGGAACCCACCCGCGGAGTCGGTCAGGCTCATGGCCCGGCGGTGCGCCTCAGCCATCTTGTACGCCTCGTACTCCGGCGGGTCCAGCAGAGCCGGGTTGTTGTGCGTGAGCAGCTCCTCGAACGCACGGTGGTACTGGTCGGATCCGGTCAACAGCATGTGCTGGGACAGACGGCCGCCCTTGTCAGAGCGGATCATCCTCTCGGCGCGTTCCTGCTGCTTGTCGGTGAGGAACTCCGCCGCCCCCTCCACCGCGTACAGCGCCCGGGTCCGCAGGTCCCGCACGGTGTTGCGGTCGTAGAGGTTCGCGGCGCGGACCCCCTCGAGTCGCTCGAACGGGTCGCGCTTGCCGCGGGTGACGACCTCCGGTCCGCCGTCACGGGAGCGGGGGTCCATGGCGTGCGCCCGGACCTTCTCCACCCGCTCCTCATGCGCCACCTGGGTGTTGTACGCCTCCTGGGTCTCCTCGAACTGACCCAGGAGTTCCTCCGCGCGGGTGGCCTCATCCTCCGTGGGCTCCTCCACCTCGTCCAGGGTGAGGATCTCCGCGCGGATCGCGTCCAGGTTCTCCTTAAGAACCGCCGACCGTTTGCGTGCCGCCATGGCTCATGGCCTCCAGCTTCATCTTGCGCACTGCGCGCGCAACACGGAGCCGGGCAGAGTGGCCCCCATCGGGGGCCGGGTCTCCGGCGGGCGGGTCCGACTTCGGCGGAGTGCCCGGGTGGGACGAGTCCCTCTCGGGAGTGTCCTCACCTCTTGAGCTGGTTAGCTCATCGGTCGGGACAGTACCACGTGTTGCGGAGAGATCAACGGACACGCGGGTCAGGAGGTCCTGGAACTCCTCGTCCGTCGCCTCCGCGCGCCGGGCCAGGAACCGCTGGAACTCCTCCGCCATGGCCGGGTCCTTGAGGATCAGGTCCAGGTCCGCGCCGGTCGTCAGCCGGGACCAGAGCGACCCGCCTTGCTCCGGCACGAGCCCGGCGAACGATGCCCGGACCCCAGTGATCATCGCCTCCGCGTACGCGGGGAACGGGGTGGGCCCGTACTCCCGCATGTCGATCTCCATCCGGGTCACGCTGGGGAGCTTCCCGGCCTTGGTCCCCCGGGGCACCCGGGCCGGGTTCGAGCGCATGAACCGGCCGGTGAACGACTGGGCCGTGATCGCCCCGGAGTTGATCGACTCCAGGACCTCCTCCGCCAGCGCTGTCCGGTTGTAGCGGGTCACGGTTCGCACGCCGACGTTGTCCACCCGGACCTCCACCGGCGTCCCGATCGGCACCGAACCCCGGTCGGACGGTGTGCCGTGAATGGTCAGGCCGTGGTTGTAGAACACGCCGAACCTGTTGCGCCGGTTCGAGATGGTTCGGTTGAACGCGGAGGGGTCGATCTCCTCCAGGTAGTGGCCGTCCTGGTCGCGGATCTCCGCCGACCGGTTGAACACGGCCGCGTACGCCTCCACGGTCCGGCCGTCTCCGCCCTTGGTGATCGTGATGTCTTCCAACGGGTACGAGCGGACGAAGAACTCCGTCATGCCTGGGCTCCGATCTTGATCTTTACTTTCCCGTTCACGGGCTTGACATCGGGTCCGGTCTCCGGTGGTGCCGTCTTGGCCTCCTGGGCCGCCAGTTGCTCCGGGGTGAGGGGTGCCTGGAGCTGGACGGAGAACAGGCCGGTGTGCCGGAGCAGCCGGAAATTCTCGTTCACCACGGCGTCGATCACCGACCCGGCCTCGTACCCGGCGGTGATCAGTGTTTGGATCGTGGACGCCTGTTTGGCCTGAATCTCGGCGACCACCGACCGGTCCTCGCGCAGGAACGGGATATCCCGGTCGTCGTACCAGAGGCGCACGTCGGCGTCCGGCTGCATGATGTTGGACAGGGCCGCCGCGGCCATCCGCCAGAGGGGCCGCATCGTGCCGTCCGCGAACCGCCGCCGCGCGCTGGAGTAGTTGCCCGCGTTCAGGGACGAGCCCTGCATGCCCTCGCTGAACCCCACGATGGAGGCGGGCACCCCGGCCGCCGCCGCCAGGCGGGTCTCCCCGGCCCCCTGGGTGGCTTTGAAGTCGAGTTGCCGGAGGTCGGCACCCAGGGACTTGGCGTCCGCCCCGCCACCCAGGATGACCGTCTTGTAGGCGTTGGCCACGCCACGGTGCTGTTCCTCGAACATGGCCCGGAACCGCTTGACCTTGTCCGGGTCCAGGGACGCGTCCAGGCTGATGTAGGTGGTGGCGGTCGCGCCGTTCTGGAAGAACTTCTGTTTGTGCACGGTGGCGGCCCGGTCGCTCACGACGTCGTCCAGGCACGGCTGAACCCAGCTCATGCCGCGGAACTGGAACTCCGGGTCCGGGTGCGGAGCGAAGTGAGCCATGTCCTCGGGCAGGATGATGTCGGCGTCCTCAATGGTCCGGCCGTGCGGGTGGTAGGCGTACCCGATCACCTCGGCGTCCAGCGCGTCCCCGAACATCTCCGGGTCATCGTCCGACCCCAGGATGATCGTCACCCAGTCCGGCCGGAGCACCCGGAGCCGGTCGCGGTTGTCGGTGCGCCGCGCAACGAACCCGTTCCCGGCCATGTCGGCGTGATGGATCATCCGGGCCAGCAGGTCCCCCGTGGTGCCGCCGGGCCAGGGCTGTTCCAGCAGCCTCAGGGACGCGTCCCCGTACAGATCACCGGGGCGACCCTCCCGGAGGCGCTGGTACTTGAACACAGCCTCCGTGAAGACCATCTGTCGTACGGCCATGAGCGCGAACACCGGGCCAGACCGCTTGTAGACGTGCTGAGCTACGGACAGGTACTCGCCCGGGACCGGGGTCTCCTCCCCGTTGACCGCCCCGCCGCGGCCGTAGTAGACGTTCCCGCCGTACGACCATTCGGCGTCGGGGTCGTGAGCGAGCACGTTGCGCGCGGGGGTCCGGCTGAACACGTGCTGGAGGAGATTGGTCATGTCGGGTCCGACTCCCTGCCCGGCTCCCCGACACTGATCATGGTAGCCGCCGCGGCGGCCGTGACCAGTCCGGTGGCGATCAGCCCCCACCACAGACCAAACTGGCCGAATACTCCGGTCAGCAGTACGGTCAGCCCTGCGATGACCGCCCACCCCGCGATCTTGATCCTGTTCACGTCACGATCACCCAAGCTTCCATGTCGTCATCCCCTGTCCGGTCGGCGTAGACGATCCGGCCCCACAGTGCGAGCGTCACCGACACCAGCGGGGTGATGTCCACGGCCGGGCTCTTGCGGTCCCACGCCCACGCCCCGGCCGTGCCGATCGTGCGTTTGTCCGCCCCGGCCACCGCCACGGTCAGCGTGGACTGGCCGATGTGCCTCAGGACCGGCGTGGTTTTCTCGTCCAGCCGGGTCATGTCGTAGAAGAACCCGCACGCGGTGGCCATGTCCTGCGCGGTGGTGATGACCAGCTTGCGGTCCAGCATCTCCTTGTCCTGCCAGCCCTTGGCCAGGGCCCGGATCTCCGGCAGCAACGTGGCGGCGGGGCTCTTGTCGTCCACGACCACGGTCGTGACGTCTGCCCGGCGGGCAAGCCTCATCAGCTCCTCCGCCATCCATCCCGTGCCGCGGCGGTGAGACTGGACCTCCACGTGCCAGAGCCCGTCCTCCCGCTGCCCGCAGAACGCGATGGATCCCGCGCTCCGCTCCGGTGTGATGTCCGCGGCGATCACGATGGGGCCGGACCGGCTGGAGGCCCGGTCCTCCAGCTCCTCCCACACCGTCATGTCGATCACGGACTCGCCGGTCAGGTCCTC